CGAGACCGGCGCCGGTGACGCCGGCCGCACCCTTGGAGGCGACGATCATGAAGACGAGCAGGCCGATCTGTTCCCCGATCGACATGGGCATGTTCATCGCGTCCGCCAAGGTCAAGTTAGGTACATGATGCGCCCTCACCTCGGTTTGACCCTCGGCCTCACCTGTGGTAGGCTACTAGGGCTAAACAGATTTTGACAGATCAAGAGTGTAACGAGACGACGAAGCCGCGTCAGGGTGAGAATCCTTGGAAGAGGCCCTGACGCGGCTTGTCGTGAACTATTGGCGGACATGTCTACCAGACACCATTAGTTCAAGTATATTAAATTATTCTTGTGCGGAACCTATTCAGAGTTACTTGCTCGGCTAGGTTCCAACCTTCAAATCTTCCTGGTGTTGCGACGGTAGTTCCAGCCTCGATGCGATAAGCCGCACTAGGGTTTGAGACTGATCGAGCAGCACCAGAAAGAATAACTTGTGCGATTGGCTCGGCTACAACTTCCGCAAGACCAACCATGCCAAAACCCTTACTGCGCGTATAAGCCTTCGCAAGTGCTGCCACGTATTGAACGTGTGTATTGCACATGTCTAGGTTACGTGCAGACGATGACCAACCAAGAAACTTAATCAGGTCTGCGCCGGTCGGTAGGGGAACAAGTTCAGTCATTATTTTATCCTCAGCGCGTAATGCCGTCGATAACAATAACCTTCTTAGGCTCTAGGATACCAACGTCGAAACGAGCAGCAGCCGAAAGACCAACCTGACCCGATAGGGCTAGGGCTTCCTTGAGGATTTCAATCTTTTGGATATCGCGGATAACAACAAGACCTGTGGTGTCTACCAGAACAGCGCGGCCCGTTGGCTTGTCGCCGCTCGTGTCGGTGAGGCGATCCGTTACGACGATGGGCACACCTGCAACCTTGTAGCCAAATCCAGCAGTAGCGTCAGGGACGAGCATTCCGTGACCGCCTGCATCTGCTTCATTCTGTAGCGCAATGAAGTCATCTGGGCTAACAAACAGCTTGAGGCTAGCGGGGTTAACGTGACTCTTGAGAGCCTGTGCAAGAGCATTACGGACAACAGCAATGCTCATCTTGCCGCCTGCCGTAGTCTTTTCGGTAGCCTGCTCAAGAATGCCCTTAATCTCAGTCTTGCCGTCGCCCGTACCGCCGAACATGGCTGCATCGACCTTAGCCGTCATCCACGAAACTAGAGCATTCTGGATAATGGCGGAAAGGTCTTGGCTAGCGGTTCGTAGGGCTTCATGCGTGACAGGAATAATCCGCTTGAAACTCTTCATCGTGCTAGGCATGAGTGATAGTTCCGACATCGAAATGTCGTCCTGTGGAATCAGTTCACCTTCACCGACATAACCGATGGTGGACGTATCGCCGTTCAGCTTGGGGAAGCGGACTGGTGAGGATGAATCGACAATACGAACGCCACTGGATAGGAACGTCGAAGCCTGTTCAAGTGGCTGAGTCAGAACCTTGTCGATCTGAGTCTGAATAAGTGCCTGAGTGTCTTTAGTCGTAACTGGTGCAGACATAATAAATACCTCCAAATAGAGAAGTGAACTATTCGGAGGTATCTACCTACCGAAATACAGTGCGTGAGAAATCATTCTCACCATCTATATTGTCGGCACATCTATGCTTTTATGAACGCATGAGGGTAACAAGGTCGAAGGGCTGTTCTGTCTCCGTGTAACCCTGAGCAGCATCACCGCGAGCCTTGGCAAGATAAGGCTTGTCATGGGCTAGTGTCTCGGCGGCTTCCTTGACCTTATCGGCATCCACTAGACCATCCTCAGCCATAAAGTCATCTGACCATTCTAATGCTTTAGCGTCCTGCAAAATGTCTTGGGTGATAAATGATGCGTATACCCTCTGATAGTCGCTTAGAACGGCGTCTAGACGGCTCTGTGCGTCTGCTAGCGCCTCACGGTTAGCCTTGGCTTCCGCGCGTAGTTCCTCCACGTAGGAGCGGGGGAACATATCGGAGGATTCAGTCTCTTCTAGGGTAGTGTTTTCTTCACTCATTCGGATTCTCCTATTAACTCAGTTTCACACTTACAGTGTGGATGATGCGATGGTTTCTCATCGACGGGGTATTCTTTACCGTCATCGGCCAAACACACATCACAAGCACCAAGGTTAGCCTTGAACCTGTAATGTGTTTGACTGTGAACCTTCATTGCCTTGGTTCGTGCTACCTGTTCTGTCTCTAGTTCGATGGATTCAACTAGCGCAGAAATCTTGTCGGGTTCACCTGGTGTAATATGCTCAACTTCACTCAGTGACGTTTTAAGCGAACTATTCCAGCGTTCCGATAAGTCAGGTAGAACTACACCTAATGGCGGTTCGTCTAGTTCCTTACATAGTTTCGACTCAGCAGCCACACCTATTTTTGTACGTCGTGTGTTAATCAGCATCACACAGATTGACAGGGCTAAGGCAGGGTTAATAACGCCTGAGGCTAATACCATCTGAATACGTCGGGCTAGTGGCGTCATGCGGCATCACTGCTCATAAGAGCCTTAATCGTGGCTTCGCGGGTTACGTCAGATTCAATCTCGGTAATCTCGTCAGGTGTATATCCGAGACGACGAAGAGCAGCACCACGAGAGAGCAGACCGGCACCAAACAACTTGGTTACCGCGTCGGCCTCGGCTGCCTCGGACGAGTACCGAGCATCCGCCCTGACGATGGAGCCGTTAATCTGTAGCGGACTGCCACCATCCCTAAGGCTCGCCATGCACGACACAACGAGGTTCCAACTAGGGTTGTGAATGGTAGCGCGATCCTCGGCGCGAGAGGTGAGCGTGAGACCTGACGCGGTAATAGCATCGCTACTGGTTGGGTTGCTGTGGCTCACACCGAGCACGTTGGCAGGTAGTCCAGACAGACCGGCGAGGACTTGGAGCACCTGCGAAATAAGTTTGTCATAGTCACCAACCGAACCGGCTAGTTGGCCGATCTTGGCGTCTACCTCTGTGGTAACCCACGTCCGCATCCCATCACCGAACGGCTCGACAGGGTTACCGGCCTCATCCTCAGGTAGTGACTCTAGACCCGAGATGTACCGTAGTGGCCGTGCGTAGTACTCACTGCTTACGGCCGCATCGGTGAGCAATTTTTCTAGCAGATCGTTTGCAGCGATAAGAGGGCTCATCTCACTATCGCCGTAGACCGATTCTGTGGTAAGAGCGTTGGTCACAGGGATCAAGGCAGGGATACCAAGCGGGTTCGGTAGTTCCCCGATGGTCTGCCACTGGTCAGGTGGTACGGGGGAGTTGTTGAGGTAGGCAGGTGCCGACAGGGCCACTAGCCGATCTGGCAGGTACAACAGTGCCTTGGGCTTACCGTCCTTGCCAGGGAAGACCTTCATTGCCTCGGTGCATCGACCTGTGAGCGGATCGACGTTCCAGCCACACTGTAGCGCCGACTCAGGCCGAACAGTGATGGTGTCACCGTTCGCCCATACGGACACAGCCGCGCGGCCTGCGATCAAGGCACCCTTGGTCACGGCGTTCGATCCTGCCACCATGCCCGATGCGCTCCAACGTGCCCATAGGTCTGCGTCATGTTGGCCGTCAACGGCAGTACCGACGATGCGGAGCCGCTGAGCTAGTTCATCCACGGCCACGCGGCAGAAGTTGGCTGAGACACGAGTGAGTTTGTCACCAACAGCAGCGCGAGCCTGTGGTGACAAATAACTCATCGGGCTGAAGCCGTTATATCTGTCAAGAAATGTTCCGGCACTAAATCGGCTATCGTCTATTTTCTGGGATAATGTTGAAGCAATGTCAGAGTATGTCATTTGAAACCTACCATTCTATTTACCCGTTTGGGTTTAGAGTCATGGAACAATGCCCGAGACATTGCCATAACAGCCGCAACGGCTGTATCTATCTTATTCTTGCGTAACCCTTTGTGAATCTTTCCGCCACGCTGAGTTTCTGTGAAGTGTGCGTTTAAAAAGTGCTCAATGAGAGTATCGTCACGGACAAACTTCACTGTTTGTTGTCTGATTCGCGTATACATGGTGACCGTTGGCCCGCCCATGCGGCTATCATTCTGTGGGAAGTGAACGACCTCCACGGCACGTTCCTTACTGAGCATGGCTAGCGGTAGTTCGTAGTGCGCTGGGTCAGCAACAAACTCAATCACTTTGTAGTCACGTGCGATCTTGCGAACCTCTGCCATGACGGCCTCAGGGTCGATCCTGTAGTTATCATCGTGATCGGCAGGTATCCACGATTGCAGTAGTTGAATCTTGGGTGTGTCTTCGATGGTGCAGCCGACAAGCACGGTTGCGTCATCGCTGATAGACCCATCGAGCGCCAGAATGATACGTGAGCCTTTAGCGATAGGCTCATTAGTCAGTAATGGTGCAAGATCATCGACAGACAGCCATTTATCTTCAGTTTTGTCGTTAAACTCGGCTAGTCGCATTCTGCGGAACATTGTTTCAGAACTTGACTTCATGGAAGATTCTAGTTGATCCTCGGTGAGCAGGTGCCCTAGCGATGGGTTAGCAGCCTTCCAACAGTGCCGACAACTCACAGGGTGGCTCAGATCGCCGCTGTACTCGACGTAGTGAAAATCTGGGCTAGGGCTAGTCTTCGCTTGCTCTGCCAACTGCCACAGGACGCTCTGAGAGTTAGCCGGGGGAGTGCTGAACGCTAAGACCTGTGATCCGTCGATCTTCGTAGCACCGAACAGCGCAGCGGCCCACGAGTCAGCCCCTACGACGTGCAGCTCGTCCACCACAAAACTTCCTGCGAAGCCTTGAAGCGCGTCAGGATCGCCACCAGGCAACGGCTGACACAGACCGTTGTTGAAAGGTGTAATGATCCTGCCGTCTGAGTGAAGTTTAGTTCTGCACGCTAGTTCTGGGCTTACTTCAATCATGCGGCGCATTGCCCCAATAATATGGTTGGCCTGCCTAATGTCTTTTGCGACAACGCTAAGTTGTGGTGACTCTGTTTCATCTGCAAATAACAGGTAGAGCAACACCACAGATGCAAGGAAACTCTTACCATTACCACGGCCACAGACCAATAGCGATTGTGTAGGACGTTTACCTCTGCCTGGAAATACGCCCTTTAAGTAGTCTATTTCCCACTGCATGAACTTAACAGGTTGTCTAGCATTCTTACCGGCTGGAATATGTAGAAACTGCTCTGCAAAGGCTTTAACACGCTTCCAGTTCCGGCCTTTAGGCAATGATGACAGGTCTAGATAACTCATCTCTACGCGAGCCTTTGGCCCACGTGAGACCGGAGCCACTGCCTCTACCTTCGATCCTGTCATGTGTGTATATCCATTCAGTCTGTAGTCGAACACCCGTTCTATTTAATTCGCCGGGACAGAACCCCCAGCGGCCGGAACCCCCTAAGTCAAGGGTCATACCCCCTGGTCAGGTGTATGTTTATGCATGAGTCATGCACATATTCATGCGTTACGTTGTGTCGCGCTTCGCGTTGCGGTGAACACTGCCCTTGTCCGATGTTGGACGAGAACCAAGAATGGCTGATACTTCTTCGGTTAGTCGGTAGTCGATTGGGCCAAAGATATCGTGATTTTTTCTTGCATTCTCAAATATGGCATAGGATATAATGCCGTCATTATCACCGACACTAAGAGCGATGTTTAGTTCATCTGCGCTACGGTGACTAGTGACTCTTGCACTACTTGCTAAGGCTCCGGTATCACGGTGGATTCGTCCCTGAAGTTCTGGCAGTGCTGCTGTGACTGCTGCCTCTACCTCACTGAACTTAGTTTGAATGTGTTCCTCAAACTCGCGGCGAAGATCGGGAAACTCACCTCCGGTCATCCTGAAACTGACCATTTGGAACCTCCATCCCGAGCAGTAGCGTTAATGCAATTAGATCATTCTTGAGTGCTAGTAGTTCCTGAGTCATCAGATTCTCTTTCTTTTGGATTCTCGTTTTCTAGCCATTCATTCCATCTTTCGGAACCTGGGCGACTAGACCCTAGTTTATTGTTACAAGTGGAACAAAGCACTTGAACATCTGTTAATAGTATCGGTTTATTGTTGTAATACTTGTCCCATGCTGAACATAGGTGATCCAAAGATAGAGTTTCATAATGTTCTAGTTCATCCTCGCGTCTACCACATAAGTTGCAAAAGTTCTGCATCTTCCTTGCCCTCTTGGACAGGCGTCGCCATGCTGCTGACTCGTGACCTTCCCGGCGTTGTCTGCGTCCATGCTTGGCGTAGCGTGCTGCCTCTGCCTCTCGGTTGTGTGCGCGTCGGCAATCGCCACACCTAGTAGCGTGCTCAGTCAGTTCGCCACAGTCCAGGCACGGGCGTAGTACCTCACTCATGGCGGTTCATGTCCTGCTGTTGTGTCAAGTATTCGACTGCTGCATCCTCACTGCCTGTGATGGCGATGAGGTGGCCGGCGTGCATGGCGACGAGGCACGAGGCGTAGCCAATGAGGGTAGCCCTGTCGAGTTCACACAACACGTCTACGGCGTCGCGTCCGTGACCGTTGGCGCATCGCTTGACAAGTTCCAACACTTCAGGTATCAGGTCTGCGTTACTCATACCCAAGCCACCTCGTATCGAGCGTGAAGCATGGCTGAGTCTGGAGCGTCAGGTACGGCGATCCATTGGGGTTCGGTTGGTCTGCGGCATGATATAATCTCAGGCCAATCGCGCTGAGTCTTCATGTCTAATAGACCATCAAGGAACGAGAACAGTGCTTCACACTTACCGCGTGCGTCCTGCTTGAGTACTGCGCCGGTCTCATCACGGGTTGAATCTGCGTAGCAGTTGAGCACGAGCGTGCTGTGACGCACAGTGTGGTAGTCATCGCGTGCCCAACCGTCTGTACCTTGACCGATGGTGACGTAGTAGTCACCTGAGGTTGGTACTTGGCTCGGTGCGATGAAGTGAAACAGTTTAATACCTGCCTCATCGCAGGTGGCTTTAAGGCGATTGAATCCGACTAAACCAATGTCGGGTCGATTCTCAAAGTGTGCTAGGTATTTTTCGCTAGGCATATCATTTCACCTGCATTGCTGAATATTCGATGTGGTGATTATTGCCGAGGTAATCAGTCATCACACCACCGTCACTTCCGATGGTGAAACTACCAACGCCAGCAATCACGATGTTATCGCCTGGCTTAATGTCGCAATCTGGTTCAACGTAGATTGTTCCGTTCGCACGTGCCTGCGTGGCTGCTGTGTCTGCGTGCTGCTCTTGCCAGTCACGACGGCTGAAGAGGCAAGGCACATCGACGGCAATTGTCTTCCACGTAAACACAGGGCTACCAGTAGAGTAGTCAGCCGAAGATCGTTTAACGGTTGCTCGATGGGGGAGCATTAGGTTAATCATTAGGGATTCTCGTTTCTGTCTTAGAGAACACAAACCCGGTAGCGCCTGACGTTGGGAGCGGTAACTACCGGATTTGTGTTGGTATCATTGGTGATGATACTTATATTATCGACCAAGAAATGATGATACCCACCCTCTAATGAAGGTGGGTATCATTGTTTACCTAAATGTTACTTTTGGAAGAGTGCCACTAGGTTGCCCCAATGCTCTTGCGTCGTAAGGCCATAGCACTGAATGAAGTCTGACGACCTCATATGCTCACCATGTTCGACCGAGTAATCCCGGCGTTTCTGGACAAATGCCTGGAGGATAGAACGTGCCTGTTCGTTATCCGAATCTAGGTATTCAGGCAGTTTTTCACACTGCTCCATCCTTGGTGCCCAGAGGCGGAAATCCTCTAGTGTCACGTAACGGTCTAGAGGTTCGTAAACCTTGTTCGTCCGGTAGTGCAGTACCTTACGGCCAACTGTCTCAGTGCGAACGTATCCGTCATCGAGTGCCCAAGAGCGCAGGTCCGCCACAACATTATGACGCAGCGGGAGAGCCTTTCTAAGGTCAGAGCTGGTGATCCCTGGCATCTCTCCCACTAGCCCGATAAAGAGCGTCTGACGGTCTTCTAGGGTACGTTCTGGACGTGTTACAGGCGGCATGGCATCCGTGGTGGTTTCTCGCACATAATCCCAGAGGGCATTGAACTCTATCCTTGGGTCGGCGTCACTGCGCGTGATCGCATCCATCCCTCGGTGTCGTGCGTCCAAGCACTGACGACGAGCCTCATCGTATGTGAGTCCAGCCCAGTACATGCGACCTAGAATCTTTGTTGCAGTACATTGGCAGGATAGAACGTAATCCCGGCTGAACTGAGCACTTTTATCTTGGTGACACTGGCAGGCTTGCGCCTGCCTCACTCCACCATTTATTAGTAATCCCTTGATCTCTGGTGACAGTGATCTAGTGATCCTGGCTGAAAACTCTTTAAACTCAAACATAGGATTCTCTTTCCCTCATTATTCTTCTCTTAGATCGTGAACGACCTAAAGACTAATCTCTTACTAATACTTATACTAGGCATGTCCTAGGGACACATTGGGACAGGATCACGGCATATAGGGAACATGGTCGGCTCTGAGTCGAGCCTAGATCGTTACCGATGCCGGAACCAATCTGGGGACATATATAATATCGCCTAGTCGGCCTGAGTTATTCCGAGTCTCCAGGAAAAATTTCCAGGATCACAAACACTATTGAGTTGAGAAAATCACTGAGCCTTGCGCTCACTCGTGACGGTAGCAGGTGTATTTCAGGGATACAAGTCTGATATATCCGAAGTCGGCTATTATGGTCGTACTAACTCACTTTCTCGTGCTCGGGTATTTTCTGCATAGTTTGTTTAATGCTAGGACGCCTAGCGCAACGGGTGCTAGTTGTCAAGACCTTCGGCGATAGTCTCCATGAGGGCGGTCACGTCCTCTTGCACAGGATCGAACGTTAGTGCAGGGGCTAGGCGACACGTGAACAGGGCACGACGCTCCACCCCGCGAGCCTTGGACACGCTCTCTCGGTACTCACGTCCCCCAACGGTGACGGTGCGAGCCTTGACCGCATCGACAGGTCTGACCGTAATCTCCCAAACCTCTGCCAGTTGGGAACGCTGTAGGTCTAGGGGAGTGCTGTTCCACCGACGTAGCAGGGCTGCGCTGTCACTCAGCACGTCGGTACCAAGGTGCAGCGTCGATGCCAGCGCGTAGCGTTCCTGGAGGTCACGCATCGAGTCCTCTAGGGCTTCCTGACGCTCAGCGACGGTCTGCATGAGGTCGCGCAACTCAGACACCGATACAAGGCCATCCTTGCGAAGTTGCATCGTCTCGCTACGCTCTTGCTCCACCTGTGCCATGCTCGCGCGTAGGGCTTGAATCTCAGCCTTCAGGTCATCGGTAGGGGCTACGTCAGCCACATCGACACGAGACCAAAACCTCGCCATCGCGGATGCCGCCATGCCGTCCAGTAGGTCGCGCGATACTGCCGAGTTGCACGAGCGGCACCGATAGACGGCTAGTCCACTGTTGTTAGCGTGACCGCCACCCTTGAACGTCGAACCGCACTTGCCACAGGTCGCCAGGCCGCTCAGCAGCGTCGTAGGGTATGGCCCAGCCATCACGCGCGCAGGGTTGCGATTACGACGGCGCGAACTGTTCATCAGGATGCCGCGCACGGTACGCAGGTCGTCAAGGCTGACAATAGCCGGAAACGACGCCGGGCCAGCGTCCTCCCCCTGGTGCGACAGGTGCCCAGCGTTGCGCCACCTGCACAGGACGTAGCGCACGGCAGTAGGTCGCCACTTTTGGCCGTTGTGCGGTAGCAGGCCGCTGTCTGTGAACATGCGCGTAGCACCGAGCAGCGAGCCGCCGTCGATAACGTAGTGAATCGCGCTACGGATCACGTCGGCCTCGTCGTCTTGTAGGTCACCGTTCACCGCCTGCCAGCCGAACGGGGTTCGTCCCCCTGAGGCGCGACCTTGGGCGCGAGCACGCGCCTTGGATGCCCTGACACGCTCAGATTTGGTAGCCGATTCGCCTTGACTGATCGCGGCTGTAATCGTGGCGATCTGTTGGCCGGTGGCGCTGTTCAGGTCTAGGTCACCGCTCCAAACCGTGTCCAGACGTACCCCGGTGGTCTTCACCAACTCAGTCAGATGCAGCAGGTCTGCCACGGAGCGCGTGATCCTGTCCATATGACGCGAAACGACGCGGGTAACCTTCCCGCGCCGTATGTCTGCCTCTAGGCGTGACCACTGAGGCCGCGCCGTCATCGACTTGGAGAACGCGCTCTGTGCGTCCTCGCTGTAGATCAGCACATCGCTAGGGTCTGCCCCCTGTAGTTCAAGCCACTTGCGGCACGTGTCCACCTGTGACGCGATGGAGTCGCCAGCGTCAGCCGTCGATAGGCGGGCGTAGATTGCTGTAGTCGTGACCATGTACCTAACTTACACT